ATGAAAAAGATCATTGAAGAACTGTAAATCGTGCTACTGCTTACCTACTGCTTACAAATACTGCGAAAACCCCTGTAAATACGCACATCTTCTATGAATGGGGTTCAAGAGGCCGAGAGTTCAAATCTCTCCACCCAGACCAAAAAAGCCCCGGAAACACGGCGTTTTCGGGGCTTTCCCATTTTTGGACAATGGCAAAAAATGGTATAAAATTGTAGTCTACTGCTTACATTACTGCTTACAAGTCGTTGGGGGGTTCCTGCTTGTTGTACTGCGCCGTGGAGATGCCAAGCAGCGCACCCAGCAGAGTGCAAACAACCGCGCTGGTCTTTGCCACTTCCTCGGCATAGGGCCAATGCCACACAGCGCTGAGGCCGACGTAGGCGGTGGTCAGGGCGGGAATCAGCACAAGGGTGCACCATTTCAGGATTGTGTAGATGGTATCACTGAGGATGAACATACTCATTCCCTCCTAATCAAGTAGTTGTCGATCTCGTCCAGACTCGCGCTCAGCTTGTCCACCGAGTTCCCGTTGATCTCGTGGGAGAGCAAGGCCCTCACCCCTCTGAGCATGATCGTGGACTGCTCCCCCATGTCCTGCATCCGGGACTCCATAGCGTCCAGCCTGTCCTTGTCCTTCGCAAGCAGTTCGTCGTGCCGGTCTACGCGCTCCTTCAATTGGGTCACGGGAGAGTCGCGCAGCTTCTTTTCCTCCCGCCGCGTCTTGACCGCTGACATGATGGTGTTATACGCGCCCGCCAGCAGCAGGATGACCACAAGCGCGGTGAGAAACTTGTCGTAGGTGAGTTGTTCCAACGTCATCAGTCCTTTCAGTCGGTCAGGGTGGTTTCTTCGGGTTCGGGTTCAGGCGGGGTCATGTCGGGAAACGCACCGAACGATTTACGCGCAATCTGCACGCCGTCCCAGCGCTCCAGAGTGACGGCCCAGCCAGCGCGGTTGTGGGCAACAGACAGGTTTTTGACCGCATCGGCATAGTCGGCCTGTGCTACGATGAGGGCCAGTTCTTCGTTGCCGTTCGGATTTCCCTCCGTGCGCTCGTAGTCACGGGAATCACGGCGAATGGGATAGCCGTTGACTGTAGAGTACACGCCCTCCGGGTGACTGTCGCTCACGACAACCTGCTTCGCGTCACAAATGTAAATCTGTCGCATGATGATGCTCCTTTCTTACTCTATGGGATATTCGATTTTCACTTTGACATAATCGCCAATGAGGCACGTACTTCCAATTCCCATTGTATATCCGGCGAATAAAATACTCCCGGTGGTCGTGACGGTATATGTGTTTTCGCCGCTTGCGCCATAAGCCGAAGGCGTAAAAATTTGATATGACCCACCATTATCGAGTGTCGCCGTCAGCGTCCGCATAAAATATCGATTATTATATGCGGCATCGGCTTTCCAGGCAACCGTCAATCTCTGACCTACCGTAACATTAAAAGATATGCAGGGGATCACTTTCTCGTCTCCAATGGGACGAAGCACAATTGCCCAATCATCCTGCGCCATCCCCATCATCAACCTCCTTCTAATCTCCATCAAGTCCATGCGCCCACCACCCCAAATTCGCCATCCATGACGTTGATCTCATACACCGTATCGGCCTCCAACTGCGTCGGGTCAAATCCATTCGCCCACTTGACCGTCTGCCCTGTCGGCGGCGTAACCGTCAGCACTGCCGGGGTACTGCCAGAGGTAAACACCACGTCCACAATGCCGCTATCCGGGAGCGTGATGTCAAGCGTCGTGACCTCTCCGCAGACGTAGCGGATGCCGGGGAGCGCGGTGATGGATGGAGTGGAACCAGAGACGGAGACAACAGGATTTGCGTCGGCCCATTCGGTGGCATAGTCTGTCCCGCTGGCCTTTTTCAACACCTGCCCCGCCGTACCGCCAGCGGGAACGCCTGCGCCCGGTTCGCCCTGTGGCCCTGTCGCGCCCGCAGGGCCTGCGGGGCCGGTTGCACCCGTTTCGCCGCGCTCTCCCTGCGGCCCTTGCGGGCCCTGAATGCCCTTTGGCCCTTGCGCGCCGGTCGCGCCGGTCGCGCCCGTGTCGCCCTTCGGCCCCTGGATGCCCTGCGGCCCGCGCTCGCCCTGTGGCCCAACAGGCCCCATAGGCCCCTGCTCCCCGTCGAACTCGCCCCTGTCGGCCCTCTCCTGCACGTCCTCGGCCATGTCGTAGGCCTCCGTCGCCATCTGCTGCACCTGGGCCGTCCAGTCGGGCGTCGGCTCGGATGGGTCAACCCCGTTGGGCACTGCCCCGGGCAGGATCATCTTCGACCCCGCCCATACGGTGGGGATCACGATGGTTCCCTCCGCGTTGCGCCCGTACACGCCGATCTGCAAATAGCCGCCCGACTGCGCCACAGCCTCGCTTGGCACTACGCACTCGCCCGCAGATGTCAGCGCTACGTCGATGCTCACCCCGCTGCCCCGGAACACGGCGATGTTGGAAAGGCCGTCGAAGTCCTCTGACAGATTGAACGTGACCGGGATTCCGACGCTCCCGGATGTAATCAGGTCATCGGAGATGTACGTCGCGTTCCGCGCGTTCGCTCGGACAATAATCATACTCACACCACCTCGCTGTGTTCGCTCTCATCGGTAAACCATGCCAAAGTGTGCCCGTCGCCCGTGATCTTGTTCAGGTCAACGTTGCTGCTGATGCCGTCCACGCTGCCGGTAGACGTGAACTGCCAAATATCGCACTCGTGGACAGGTGGCTCCTTGGTATATTTCGGAATCCAAGTAAAGTCCATCTGACTTTTGATACTGGCATAGTCGTACTTGTTGTACAGGTGGTTCGCCACGTAGCAACCAACCTTTTTCGCGCCCAGTCGCCGAAGTTCGTCCACGAACGCCACGATTGCGCCGGTGGTAATGGAATCCTTCTCGAAGTCCCCAGCCCAGAACAACGGATTGTAATCCTTGGCATACTTCCAGAACATCCGCGCTTCTTCCTTCGCCTTGTCCTCATCAGTGGCGATGGAATAGAAGTACACACCGAACCGAATGCCACGCTGCTTCAACGCACCAGCATGGGCTTTGAAGCACTGATCCTCATTGATGCCGCCAGCGGTTCCCTTGTATCCTGCGCGGAGGATAATTAGCGCGCTATCTGTAATCAGGTCATCGTAGTTCACGTCTGGCTGGTATTTGGAGATGTCCACGATCTTCTCACCGCGAATCCAACAGGAACCGCAAGCATCGCCGTCAGGCTCCGTGGATGCTTTCATCTTCGGCGGGTCAGGGTAGAAGCAAAAATACTGCTTGCTCTCCTTTTTGAAGTCGGCAATTTTCTGCTTTTTCCTGTTGCTGCTTGCCGGGTCATTGCAGTAAACGTAGGTGCCGTCGTATTTCCACGCGCAGATGTAATGACCGCCCTTTGTCCAGTAACCCGCGCCCATGCTGCACACCACATAGCCGCCAGCGTCCAGACAGGCTTTCAGCGCATCGAAAGATTTTGTCTGGATGAACTTGGAGAACTTGAAATGCTCCGCAATGTGCTTGAAGAATGACCAGTTTGTGCCAGAGTTGTAGCTTCTGTCGCCCCATTGCATGGACAATTCCGCAAGGTCGTAGGGGTTGATGCCCTTGTCTTTGAGCGTCGCCACAACGTCGGCCATTGCGGTGGGGCCGCACCCGCTGTTCGCCATCGTCTGACTGTGATCGTTGTGGTTGCTGTACATCCGAGGCCCCCAGGGTTTCGCCGCCTGTTTGTAGTCCACGGGCTGTACAAACGTGCCGGGAGTGGGTTCGGGCTGTACATCTGCGCCCATGATCAGAGCGTTCCATGTCTTGGGGCCGCAGATGCCATCCATCGTCAGGTCGTGGGAATCCTGAAAGGTCGACACTGCTGCTTTCGTCCTGCTGCCGAATATCGCGTCTGCAACCAGGTTCCCGCCCAGCAGGATTTGTAGGGCCATAGTAGCCCCCGAAATGCGGTTCCTGCCCGTGCTGCAAGTCGGTGCCGCCTTGGCAATCGCAGCCCATGTAGCAGGGTCTATGATGCCGTCCGGCGTACATCCATGGCTGGTCTGCCAACTGACCATGAACGCCACGAACTGCGCGTCGAACACGCCGTTGATTTTGATATAGCTGTCCGGGTCGCTGATTTTACCGTCCACCTTGCAGTATCCCGTCAGCAGCTTTGCAACAACAACCAGCGGCCCGCTGTCCTGATGCCTAATCGTCTGTAGCATCGTCTTCAACCTCCAGTCGCACAAATCTCCCGCGCCCGTCACGGACATATATTTCGTCTTCCTGTAGCTCTGTAGGGGTATACTCAATCTCAAATTTATCGTCCATTTCTTTGTCCTCCTTCGCCTTTACGGAAGCGGTATAACGGCCCAGTTGACCGTAGCCGTAGCACTGCCGCTGCTCACGTTGTATACAAACAGTTTGAATCCCGTCGTGGTTTTCTGCTGTGCTCCCGCCGTGATCAGCCCCGTCTGAGTCTCCAGCAGCACCATGTACCGGGTGCTTGGCAGCGGGTTGGCAAAGGTGATATCCGTATTCGCGGACGCTCCTGCAGCGAGACTACCGAAGGAATAGGTGCCGGAATCGGCGATAGCCGGGGTGATGCCATCCACCCGCACCCACGGATACCACTGGCTGTTGGTGTAATAGCGTTCATACACCGCCACCGCGCCGCTTGCGCTGTACTGTATCGCGCGTTGATAAGTCCCCATGAACACGACCTCGAAGTAGACGTTTGAAGCGTTCGACGGCAGATTTACCACGCTGTTAGCTGCATAAAACCCGACCCCGTACAGGTCAGCGTTGTCGGCGTCCGTTATTCCTGACGGCAGCGAACCCTTGCCAAAGGCGTTCAGGTTTTGCAGCGCCGCCACGGCTGTACTCGCCCCCGTGCCGCCGCCGTCGATGCCCAGCGGTGTATCCAGCCTCATAGACCCCGTATTAATGTGAGTAGGCCAGATTTCTGTACTGTTTCCATTTGTGTCTGAGTTTGTTATCAAACCGTTGCTGTACATTGTAGCGCCGCCGCCACCCCTGTTGCGAACGGATACGGAACCTATCTCTGCCGGGTCAACGTATATAGAAACCTGTTTCTCTCTTAATTCAAGCGTATTACTGTTGTCTTCATTACTAAATTTCAGGCAATCGAAAAACCAGTACATCTGTCGTGTGATTGGCGGTACAACGGATGTATCCGTATAGGTTATATACAATGGCCCGGGCAATCCTTCAGATGTAGGGTCACCGATGAATATTTCTCCATTCGTATACGGCAGCGTCAGCTTCCCATTTACCGCAGTGATCCCTGCATTATCCCACGAGCCGACCACATTGCCGCTTGCGTCCAGCACCACCAGCGTCCCGTTGACATTATTTGCCCCACCCAGTGTCAACGTGCCGCCCTTAATGATGTCGGCGACCAATTCCCCCGTATTGATGTAGCTGGCATTGATGTACAGCCTCCCGTTGTACAGTATCAGCCCCTGCGCCGCGCCGTTGTCCGTAAGGCGGTTGAAGACCTCCTGCTGGGTCAGCGATTCGTCTATGTCCTGCTCCACATGCTCCATCGCCTCATTGATCAACTGCGCCTGCTCCTTCGTCACGCCCACCGGCTGCCGCCGCGCGTTGATCGCCGCCGTCAGCCCCTTGCTCTCGATGGCCGTCACGCCGTTTATGCCGTGCGCAACATTGGTCAAAGCGCTGCTGTAGCTGTTGCCGTCCCTGTCCGTGAACGTCACCGCGTCCATCGGCCACAGGTACGGAGCGTTGATGACCGTTGCCGTGAACGGCCTGTATGTAAATCCGTTGATCGCCGTGTTGATGGCGGGCAGCACCGTCGCCACCAGCGGCCCCACCAGCGCGTTTCCCGTCAGGTCGATGGCGTATTCGTCCGTCCCCTCTACGATCTCGACCCCGCTGGCATTGGTGTACACCGCGCCCGTGATGGTCAAATCATCCTCGTAGTAGTCGCTGTCGAACCGGTTGGCCGTGGTGGTCGCATAGCCCGTATCCGCGCCGTTGTACCATGTGAACCTCAACTGCCCGTTCCAATCCATCCACGCATTCGTCGCCATGATGCCCGCGCACCACTGGATCAGGTTGCGATAGGTGATGTCACCGTTCACGGACGGCAGCGCCGCAATGCTCACGCTCGCATTTGTCAGCCCCGAAATGCTCACAGCCAGCGTCACGCCGCACGCCGTACACACCTGTCCCACCAAACCAGCCACCGTAGCCGGGAACGTCAGCGCCGCCGCGTCCACCGCCGCGTCGAACCTCGTCATCCTGTCCAGGCAGTTCAGGCTTATGTTGTTCAGCCGCCTCGGCTGCATATCCGGCGTGAAATACCCGCATGGTATCCAATTCACAGGCTCCCCTATGCCGACCTCGACGAACAACTCAGTCCCCTCAAACACGACGTCGCCAAACTGCCCCTGCCGGTTGTCCAGCGTCAGCGTCATCTCAGATGCTATCGCCGTCCCGACCTCCAGCTTCTCGCCGTTACAGGTATACCGGTCTATATTGAACCCGCCCATCATCACATTGGCCTCGGTGATGTTGATAGCCGTACCGTTCTTATCCGTCCCGGTTATCCTGAGTATTTGCGGCTGTTCCGCGTCAAACAGCGCCTTTACATCATTACTGATTGGATACAATTAATTCACCTACTTACTGCTCAATGATGTTGAACGTCACTGTCCCGATCTTCAACACGCGGTTGTAAGCGGTAACAGCCCTGTCGCCCACATAGAACGTCTTTGTCTGGAATGCCATTGCCTTGTAGTCCCAATAGGTTACGGCAAAGTATTCATTATTACTGAATGCATTCAATACAGTCGAAGCCACTGTATCATTCACATTCTGCCATTCAAGTTCGATGTGGACTTTATTGGCGATGGTTTCCTTGTGCATCGACCCATCCTCAGTACGGCCAGCGTCAGCAGATGAAACATCGCTCAACTTCCAATCGTACTTAGAAGGGGCGGGAACTGCCACCCCTCCAACGCTCTGAATAGGGTTGTCGATTTGTGCCATATCCTGCCCCTCCTTTTAACCTATTGCTACTATGGTCGTTCCCGCGCGGCGGTTCATCCGCTGCTGCGCTTTGTTGATGCTGTTGGTGCTGATGTCTGCACTAAACTCCTTCTCGTTGATCTGCCGCAGATATTCGTTGCGCTGACGGTCAAGCTCATTCTGACGGCCCATGGCCTGTTCAACGCCCTGTCGTATCATCTCTGCCAGCGTTTCAAAGTCGAAACTTACATTTACAACGCCCATACTCTGCGCCGCGCTTGCGAAGTTCGCCGCAGCGGGGGCCATAGCCGCCTGTACCGCACTGTACATGGCGCTTGCAAGCTGGCTCTTGTTCAACACCTCAGTCCTGCCGCCCACATTGCCCACGATCTCAGGGCCAGCTTCGCCAGCCAAGAACAGGCTCCCGTGGGCGTTCGTCGTGCCGTTGGCGTATTGGGGGATGCTGCTCCAGAAGCCGTTCTCAAATATGCCGCCCAGGGCCTTGGTAGTATGAGTAACGACGCCCTTGCCGGTGCCACCGCCTGTCACGTAGTCCGTGCCCAGCACCAAATCGACCTTCTGCTGGATCGGAGTTTGGGCGTACTGTTTCGCCCATTCATCTACCCAATTCCAGCCGTACTTCATCAGGCCAACTAACTGGTCTATCGTGTTGCCTTTACTACCACTTACCCATCCACTTACTGTGTCCCACCACAGTTTTGCAAGAGCGATGTATTGTAACACATTGGTTTGAGCAAACTTTTCGACCCATGTATTTACCCAGCTCCAACCATATTTTTCCAAAGAGATAGGTTGGCTTGCAGGAGTGGTTTTTACCGGATTTACACTAAGGCCATTTGCGTCATTCCTTGATAATCCAGTGCCAGGTTTTGCATTTACGGTTACTTCTGTAGGTTGCGCTTTAATTACCAATTCGCCCGTAGAATTATCATAATATGATGTGTTAGGATTCAATTCAGCAGCTTTACCTTTACTACCGCCGAATATTTTGCCCAATGTAGGCACGATTGAGAACGCCAATGCACCACCAAATGAAGCCATTACATCTGCCCATAATCCGCTTAGTGCTGTTGCAATAGTACTCCACGGTGTTGCAATTGCGATTGCAATACCCAATGCACCTGCTGCAATAATTTTCCAATGATCTTTTACCCAAGACCATACATTATCAACAGCCGTTTTTATATTGCTTTTTGCACCAATAGTAACATCTAACACATGATTTTGAGCTTTACCCCATGCATCTTGAATACTTTTCCACATAGATGTTGCCGTTGTCGCTATCGAGGTTGTAATGTATAGAACTCTGTTCTTCGCTGCACCCCATGCAGAGACAACGCCGTTCCACATAGACGCTGCCGTTGTCGCTATCGAAGTTGTAATGTATAGAACTCTGTTCTTCGCCGCGCCCCACTTGGAGACAACGCCGTTCCACATAGACGCTGCCGTTGTCGCTATCGAAGTAGTGATGTACAATACACGATTCTTCGCTGCACCCCATGCGGAGACAACACCGTTCCACATAGACGCTGCTGTTGTCGCTATCGAAGTTGTAATGTATAGAACTCTGTTCTTCGCCGCGCCCCACTTGGAGACAACGCCGTTCCACATAGACGCTGCTGTTGTCGCTATCGAGGTCGTGATATACAACACACGATTCTTTGCCGCACCCCACGCGGAAACAACGCCGTCCCACATAGACGCTGCTGTTGTCGCTATTGAGGTTGTGATATACAATACACGATTCTTTGCCGCACCCCATGCGGAAACAACGCCGTCCCACATAGACGCTGCTGTTGTCGCTATTGAGGTTGTGATATACAATACACGATTCTTTGCCGCACCCCATGCGTTAGTAATACCATCCCATAATGAAGCTACCGTTGTTATTAATGATACAGCCACGGCCAAACTTGTATTTTTTAAATTATCCCAACTTTTTTGTATAGATTCCCATAAAGCGGAAGCGGTTGTTTTTATATAAGATTCAACCGCAAGCATTTTATCAGGAACCAACTGCCAAGCCAACTGATACGCTGCCCACAACGCTGCTGCCGTAACACCAATAACAATACCAACTTGTAGCACAGGGTTAAGTGCATTCCACGCCGTAACAATACTCGCCCACAAGTCTGCTATCTTTGTCTTGACGCGAACGGCAAGGTCTACAACCGCTTCGCCAAAGCTGACAGCCCATCCCTTTATGGTTTCCCATCCATAACGAACAAGCGATACAGCAACTTCTACAACCTTCTTTGTAGAACCGAACAGCCAACTAATCCATTCAGGCGGGGTCATTAGGAATATCTCGCCTATCTTGCCTATAACCCACGGCAAGAAGTTCTTTATGAGTAAAAAACCGCCTATAAGAGTGCCACCACCGAACAACCATTTGACCCAATCAGGCATACCACTCATAAAGCCAGAAAGTTTTGCGAAAAATCCTTCAAGCGGCTTTTCTTCAAACATTGTAGAATAGCCGGGGGTATACGGCGAAGAACCAGTGTTGCCAGAAGAAGAAGGGGTTTCGCCATTCAGTCTATTGATTTCATCAAATCCAAGCAGCGTATTCTTTACTTCCTTGATCTTCTTCTTAGCGTGGTTTGCGGAAGAATCAAACGTACTTTCCCAAGTGGTCGCAACCTTCTTAGCGACAGTATACGTTTCCTGCCCGTTGATTGCTGCAAACAACTGGTTTATGAAATTCATCAGTCCAACAATTTTGTCTGCTAACCAATCAATTAAAGGCGCAAACGCATTGACCAAAGGCGCAACCATAGCGGCAAAGCTGTTGCGCATATATGTAGTCGCTGTAGTAATACGATCCATGCTTTTTGCAAAATCTGTGCCGAACAATCTACTATAGCCATACAAATCTTTAAAAGACTGCCCAATGTCCTTTATAATAGACCGTATGGCTCGATAAAATGCAATTCGTGCTATAGATTTAAGAAAAACACCAATAGCAGCAGTTCCACGATGAACAGCCCGCACAAATCCACTACTGATTTGAGAACCTACGCCACGCAATGCATTCCAAAACCTGCCAACTGATATTGTAGCATTGCCCGTCTGTATTCCAGCTTCTTGTGTAGCGGTTCCCATGTCCCGCGCACCCTGCGCGGCATTTTGCATCCCACCAGCAGCGCCGCGTGCCGCACCGCGCAACCCGGAAGCGCCGGAAGCAAGGCGGTTGAACGTACTAATAGCCCTCTCCGCGCTTGCCACAACCTGTATAGACAGATTGTCAATCGTGTTTTCAGCCATCGTCTTTCACCTCCTGCTTCTGCTTTTCCATGTTTCTCTTGCTCTCCGCTTCAAGCTGTGCTATGAAGCGTTTGGTGTTCTCATTCTCTTGCATAATCTCGCGCTCCTTGGCTTCCTTCTCCGACAACGGATAAGGCATATCGGGATAACCCGCGCCACTTGGCACTTTGTAGCCCTTCTCCGGAAAACCAACCAACAGCGGCGCGCAGCGTATGGCTTCAAAGATGTATCGTCCCTGTTGCCACATTTCCCAATTTCGGTTAGCGCGTTTTATTTCAAAAGCCTTGCGATAGGCGCGGACAAGCGAAGGGCTACCGCACCAAAATTCATCATATGTCATTCCCATAGCGAGATAGTACGGGAACGCATCTGTGAATATCTCCGCAAGGCTCTTTGGTTCGTTATCGTCTGACGGTTCAGATTCTAAATCGTCGCCGTCCACTCCACGTTTCCCTCGTCGCCCTCGTCCTCGTCCAGCAGAGAATTGTAGGTTTCCGCAACCATGTTACGCAGGGCTTCAAGCAGCTTGGGCTTGTCCTTCATCTTGTCCAAAATCTGCTCGATGACGCGGCTTGATTCCTTCCGATGGTTCTTGTAGAACGCACCCGCCCACAGCATATCCAGTTCGATCAGAGGCGTGGTTCCGCTCTCACCCGGTTTGAAGCCAGCAGCTTCCATGCGCTTCACGGCCTCACGGCTATATTCAAGGCAATAGTGCTTGCCGTTGTAGTCGAAGTTGATGCAGTTCGCAGTCTTAATATCAGACATTTTCTAACTCTCCTTTTTTAACCGTTATTTTGAAAAATGGGCGGGAGCGAACCCCCGCCCAAGATGGGTAGATCAGGCTTCCTTCACGAAGGGAACGGTCACAGCCAGCGTCACGGTCATGTCACGCACAGCGTTCACGTCGCCGCCGTTCGGGGTGACGTACAGGTAGCCCTTGCCGGTGAACTTGCCATACTCGCCGTTGGGCGTGTAGGTGTTGGTGGTGGAATCGAAGGTGTCACCAAACCACATGGAAAGGTTCTGCTCGGTGCCCTCCAACGCCTTGATGGTGTCATACACCGTCGCGTCATAGTTCAGGGTGAACTGCTTGGCATCGTTGGCAGCAAGGCCGAAGATGGAAGTCCGGGCATGGTCGGCCTGGGTCGTCGTATCGAGCAACTCGGGCGGGTCAATGAGGGTCGGGTCGGTCTTGAACTTGAACAGTTCAGCCCAGGTAAGAGTACTACCGGTGCCGGTACCCTTCATGAAATGGGAACCAATGGTCGCAATCGCCATTTTGTCATTCCTCCTTACATTGTTTCTGTGTCGGTAATCCTGCGGCGATAACGCGCTGTCATGCGGTAAATCGTCGCGTCGTTCATGTTCTGAATGGGGTTGCAGAAAGTCCGCACAAAGCGGTGTTGCGCCAGAACCTCGTCGATCAGCGCGACAATCGCCTTGGCCTGGGCTTTCTTGCCTTTGTTGAGGTTGGAGTATACGTCCACTTGGTACATCACGTTCACGGCGTTCTCGATAGCGCCGTTGTCCATGGCACGTTCATCAATGTTGTTGTCCATCTCCACCACCATCACGGCGGGGAACTTGGGCGGTTGGGACACATACTCTCCAGCGATAAAGCCGTTGGGATATGCCGCACGAAAAGCATCCGCACACGCTTGAAAGACTTTCGCCTCGCAATCAATCACTTGCGAACACCTCCCGCGCTATTTTCACAATATCCCTTGAAACACTCTGTACAGCCTTATACAGCGGCATGGAGGCGGGTGCGCCGTGGGTTAAATGAATCTCTCCATCCTCTCCATAGTAGCCCCAAACCTCTTTCCTGCCGTTCCCTTTACCGTAGCTACCAATAGTAAATCCCAATCCTGTTCCCCATGGGTTTGGAGAACTACCAACGGCCCCATTATGATACACGCCAGCGCCAAACTCCATGAATACAGCGTCCTTACCATCGGCGACGACAAGTGTTGTCTTGTCATCTTCTGGCTTAACCGTCACAACCACATTGCCGAACCTGGTATCATCAACAGGATAACCATTAACGACCTTGAAACCATTGTCAGCAATGGAAGATTGGAAAGTCGCTTGTGCCTGGTTAGCTATTAACTCAGCCACACGCACTCGCAATTCATCGGTCTTGCGCTGCACCCATCGGGAATACTCCCGAATCTCGTTTACAGCCCTGTCGATGCTTGCCGGGTCGAAGATGTCAATGGTAATCGTCTTGCTCATGCGACAGTCACCTTGCTAACCGCTATCACAGTGCTGCCGAAGTTCGGCAACCCGCGCCCGACCTTACGCACGATGTAGTCCCACGGAGTTACGATCTCGCCGTCAGCGTTGACTTTCAGTGCGCCGTTTTCGTCGAGTTCGGGAACCGTGTCTATCCACAGCACCGCGTATTCATCAATCGGGGTGTCCCTGTCGCCCGTGACAATCACCTTGTCGTATCTGTCATCGTCGCCAAACTGCCTTGCCACAACGTCGCCCTTCGCGGGTGAGATGTTGCCGCTGGTCTGAACAGGGTTGCTGTATGAAGCAGATGTTCCAATCTGATTGCCATATTCGTCGTACTGCTCGACAGTCGAATCATACAGCGCATACCAGAACACCTGTTTGTTTCTGAAACACATCCTGCTCATGGCTCATCACACCTTTGCGTAGGCAATCACATTCTGGCGGATGTATCTGGTCATATCCGTGAAGTCGAAGTGCCGATGGATGCCGTTTTCGATGGAAACGCTCTGACCTTCAAGACCGCGCTGGGTGAAGCCGTTCACCACGGCGTACACCTGTGTCATCTCATAGGCGGGGGGTACATCTTCGGGCATATCGTCCGGGCTGTAGCTGAACCGCCATTGAAGAATCTCGGTCTTGGCAAGGGTCAGG